CGGTACCAGCCGGAAGCAAGGGTACAAACTGGTACTGCCAAAGCAGTGGCTGTTGTGGTGACCGGTGCTGATCTCCGGCTTGCGGTTATTTCAGACTCTCACGGGCGTTTGATTGCCCCGCCGAACAGCTCTTTTCCGCAATAGCTGCAATGTCTTTCGCGCATCAGCCTGCGCATTCACCACAACGCTGAGAGCATTGCCGGTGTCCGAATCGAACGGACCTTTTCCCTGCCCAACCCTCCCATCTGAATGGGACTGTCTGGAATTGAACCAGCACTTATGCCTTGCTCGTCAATGCTCTCATCGTTGCGTCCTGGTCTCTTCCCAGGCGTCAAACCGAATCGCCACGCTGGTTAGGCGTCTTATCAGCATCCTCATTGACTTGCACATTCCGGCTACCTGGTTTGTTTGCCCGAGCAAGGAGTGGATTGTCCCCTTTAACGTCCCCAGACCGCTAACGACGCATGTGCCATACGCCGTGTTACAACCAAATTTTGTTAGGACCTTGTTTGTTGGTCTGGAAAGAAAGATAAAATGAAATTGCGCATTATGCAAGTGTTTTGTTGTGAGATGCGCAATATGATGGGTGATGAAAAGCCACCTTCTGGTGGCTAATTGATGAGGAGGTCGGGGTTAATTGTGTCGCTTAAGGGTTTGTGACTGACTGATTAAGACCTTCCCAAAGACCATAAACCGGTGTTCGTTTTCGCTGGTAATTCCCCATTCACGGTAAATCTGGTTATCAGAAATCACCAGTAGTTTGTCAGGTATCATTTGCAGTCGTTTGACATAAATTTTATCATCAAAACCAAACACATAGATACCATCCCCATCAAACTGATTGATACTGATATCAACGAAGATGAGATCTCCTGGCTCAATGGTTGGACACATACTGTCCCCACGAACGTTGATAACTTTAATGTGATTGGCTGGTCGTCCTCCAAACATCGATACAGCATTATCAGTTATGTATTCAATGGCATGAATCACATCAATGACATCACCGCCCTGGATAAGGCCATTTCCCGCACTGGCACTGACATCCAGCATTTCAATACGGAATACATCCTTCACCTGCGCAACATCCTCACCAGTACTGTTTTTACATACAGTATTGCTTTTGAAGTCTGAGGTAAAGAGATCTGCAATATCAACACCTAAGCTCCTGGCAATATTACTCAGGGCTTGTTCAGTGAATTGTTTCTGCTTACCTGTTTCCAGGCGTGAGATATTCGCCGCATCCACTCCTATTGCTTCAGCGAGATCGGCGATTTTCATGTTCTTCGCCTGGCGAAGTTGTCTGACTCGATTTCCTATGTTCATGCGTTTATTACATTTCTTTATTGCGCGTTAAGCAAATCAACTTGCGCAAAATATTTGCGTGAAATAATATGCTTATCACGCAATATGTGGAGGTTATATGCAATCACCATTACGAAATGTGCGTAAGGCGCACGGATTTACTTTGCAGCATGTTGCTGCGGGTGTTCAGGTTAATCCAGCGACGCTGAGTCGTATTGAGAGACTGGAACAAATTCCATCTATCGATCTGGCAGAGCGTCTGGCCAATTTTTTTAAGGGAGAAATCAGCGAAATGCAGATTCTCTATCCTGCTCGCTTTCAATCTAGTCAAAACCGGAATGAGTTAAAACCACAGGAAAAGGAGGTAAGCCGTGGGTAAGCATCACTGGAAAGTGGAAAAACAGCCTGAGTGGTACGTGAAAGCGGTCAGAAAAACTATCGCGGCGTTGCCGGGTGGTTACGCTGAAGCAGCTGAGTGGCTGGATGTAACAGAGAACGCTTTATTCAATCGCCTTCGTGCCGATGGCGATCAGATTTTCCCGCTGGGATGGGCAATGATTTTACAGCGCGCGGCTGGCACTCACTACATTGCGGATGCTGTCGCACAGTCTGCTGGTGGGGTGTTTGTATCGCTTCCTGACATTGAGGAAGTAGAGAACGCCGATATAAACCAGCGCCTGCTGGAAGTCATCGAACAGATCGGGAGTTACTCAAAGCAGATTCGTTCGGCAATCGAAGATGGGGTAGTGGAGCCACACGAGCAGACAGCAATGAATGATGAGTTGTATCTGTCAATTTCGAAGCTCCAGGAGCATGCGGCACTGGTCTACAAAATTTTCTGCGCTCCAGAAAAGAGTGACGCCCGCGAGTGTGCAGCTCCGGGCGTCGTGGCGTTTTGTGTCTGTGGAGAAACTAACGCATGAACAGTTTAACGGCAAATAACCGTTTGTCGCAACAGCTGGTGGTCAGTGTCGCTGCACACCTGTTGTTACGGCATGAATGCAGATTACCAAATCACCTGGCTGTAAGTAACCACAGAGAACTTTACCTGACTGTGGGGGGCGAGTTGTGCAGGAACTTAACCGCTGGTTTCGTGACGGAAGAGGACTTTATGTTCATGTTATTCGTTGGGAGCCAGAAACACAGCGCGTTATCTATCTTCGCAAAGACTACCCGCATGAGTGCTTTAGTCCTTTGTGGAAATTCAGGCGTGATTTTGTTGAGTGTGAAGGACCACCAGCACATTGATTCTGCCATTCCGGGACGTTACACTGTTCAGGCACCTTATAAAGCGGGTGCCGGGATTGGCGTCCTGGAAATGTTATCGGCGATATATGACGCGCCAGCGTCTTTTTTATCGTCTGCGTCTGTGCACACCCAAATTATGGTGGGCTGGACGGGGGCACCGAAAGGTGCGCCGGTTTCCGATAACGCCGGTTACGCCAACCCCGTTCAGTTCACCACCAGCGAAATTGGCGTTTCCGGTGGTGAAGGTAATTCACTGTTATCGGAGGCTGCCATCATGGCTACGATCCCAACCCTCACTCAACCTGAAATTGCCATCGTTGATGGTCAGGCTGTTACTTCATCCCTGGCTGTTGCCAACTTCTTCTCCAAACGTCATGACGATGTACTGAAAAAGATCCGCACGCTTGAATGCTCAGCATCATTCACTGCCCGCAATTTTTCGGTGAGTGATTACACTGATTGCACAGGTCGCAAACTTCCTTGCTACCAAATAACCCGCGACGGCTTTGCGTTTCTTGCTATGGGTTTCATGGGTAAACGTGCTGCCCAGTTCAAAGAGGCATACATCAATGCCTTTAACCAGATGGAGAAACAGCTTTCAAATCCCTCTGTACTGAGCGACGTTGCACATAACGCCAGCGTTCTCTATTCCTACATTTCATCAATTCATCAGGTCTGGCTGCAGCAGCTTTATCCTATGTTGGCAAAAGCCGAATCTCCGCTGGCTGTTAGCTTGTATGACTATATTAATGATGCTTCGGCACTGGCCTGCCTCATAAATTTGTCGCTGAACCCTTCAGAGGTAAGGGGGCGCAAATGATCCGGAATATTTTCAAACGGTTTACCAATCAGACTTTCCGTTGTCCTCGTCCGGGTCAGTGGTACACCACACCTGCAGGGCATGTTCTACGTGTTAGCCTGGTTGACCGTGAATGTCAGAAGGTGATTTGTGAACCGCTGGGTCGTAATTACCGCGTCAGTATGCCGCTTATAGCCTTTCGCTACGGAAAAAACATGAAGCATCTCGGAGGTGCAGCATGAGTATGGAGCTGATGGTTAAAGCGATGAAAATTCGAGTGGGTAATCCATTGCGAAAACTGGTTCTGATCAAGCTGGCTGATAATGCCAGCGATCAGGGTGAGTGCTGGCCCAGCTACCAGCATATTGCTGACCAGTGCGAGATTAGCAAACGTTCTGTGATGAATCATATTGCGGCCCTTTGTGAGTCCGGGCTGGTAAAAAAAGTCACCCGGAAAGGTGAAAAAGGTAACTCAAGTAATATCTATCTCCTTCATCTGGATGGTGCAGGAGATTCACTAGGGGGTAGTGCAAATAATTCACTATCTGGTGCAGCAAATTCACCAGGTAGTGCAGGAGTTGCACCAGGGGGTAGTGCAGGAGATTCACCCAGAACCAGTCACTCTTTTGAACCAGTCAAAGAATCAGTCAATGAACCAATAGCTGTTGGTGCATCTGCTGATGAGTCTGTGCGAGTTCGTTCAAACCGACCGGAATACTCTCCGGAGTTTGAGCAGGCATGGCTGGCATATCCCAAACGTGCTGGTGGCAATTCAAAATCTGCAGCCTTCAAAGCCTGGAAAGCCCGTTTGAATGAGGGGGTAAACCCCGAAACCATGCTGGAAGGTGTGAAACGCTACGCGGGCTGGGTATCTGCGATGGGTAACAGCGGCACACAATTTGTGAAACAGGCTGTCACGTTCTTTGGTCCGGATCGTCATTTCGAAGAATCCTGGGAAGTTCCTGCGGTATCTGCAGCCGGACGTGAGGACCCGTACTTCAAAGCCAGTTACGACAACGTGGACTACAGCCAGATCCCGGCAGGATTCAGGGGGTGATCATGAGTCTGTTAAATGACGTTCAGAAATTCATTGAAGCCCATCCGGGGTGTACTTCCGGAGACATTGCGGATGCTTTTGCAGGTTACTCACGGCAGCGCGTTCTGCAGTCAGCAAGCAAGTTACGTCAGAGTGGGCGTGTGGCTCACCGTTGTGAAGGAGATACACGCAGACATTTCCCGCGCCTGACTGAGAGAGCGCAGGAACCGGAACCACAACCAGTTCGTGAAACCAGACCTGTGCGCAATTTCTATGTCGGCACTAACGATCCCCGTGTGATTTTGTGCCTGACCCGCCAGGCTGAAGAACTGGAGTCCAGGGGCTTATACCGTCGTGCTGCAACGGTGTGGATGGCGGCATTCCGTGAAAGCCACTCCCAGCCAGAACGAAACAATTTTCTGGCACGTCGTGAGCGGTGCTTACGGAAAAGCAGCAAGCGCGCTGCATCGGGTGAAGAGTGGTATCTGTCAGGGAATTTCGTGGGGGGCTTAATGAGTAATAAATATTGCCAGGCGCTGGTGGAACTGCGGAACAAACCAGCCCATGAACTGAAGGAAGTGGGCGATCAGTGGCGCACGCCGGACAACATTTTCTGGGGAATTAACACCCTGTTTGGCCCGTTTGTTCTGGATCTGTTCACTGACGGTGATAACGCCAAATGTGCTGCGTATTACACGGCGGAAGACAACGCGCTGGCGCATGACTGGTCAGAACGTCTTGCGGAGCTTAAAGGGGCTGCCTTTGGTAATCCCCCATACAGCCGCGCCAGTCAGCATGAGGGGCAATACATCACCGGCATGCGTTACATCATGAAACATGCCAGTGCCATGCGTGATAAGGGGGGGCGCTATGTTTTCCTGATCAAAGCTGCCACCAGCGAAGTGTGGTGGCCGGAAGATGCGGACCATATTGCTTTTATTCGAGGGCGTATTGGTTTTGAACTGCCTGCCTGGTTTATCCCGAAAGACGAGAAGCAGGTACCGACAGGCGCTTTCTTCGCTGGTGCTATTGCTGTTTTCGACAAGACCTGGAAGGGACCGGCAATCAGCTACATCGGGCGCGATGAACTTGAGGCATGTGGTGAGGCCTTTCTGGCGCAGGTTCGCCAGCAGGCAGAAAAACTGGTCAGGGAGATGGCGGCATGACGACGTTAACTCAATGCCAGCAGCAGGTGCTGGATATGCTGATTTCTTATCAGAAAGAACGTGGCTTCCCGCCAACCAATCAGGAGGTGGCAACCATGCTGGGATACCGTTCAGTGAATGCAGCGGTGGAGCATCTTCGCGCACTGGAGAAAAAAGGCGTCATCACGATAAAGCGTGGTGTGGCCCGGGGGATCACGCTTCATACCGCAGTGAAGGACGACGACAGCGAAGCGGTCGGGATTATCCGCTCACTGCTTGCCGGTGAGGAAAACGCAAGGCTGCGTGCAACTCACTGGTTACATGAGAGAGGCCTGAAAGTATGAAGCTGATCCTGCCTTTTCCACCCAGCGTGAACACGTACTGGCGACACCCCAACAAAGGGGCATTTGCTGGTAAGAGCCTGATAAGCGCGGCGGGGCGAAAATTTCAGAGCGCGGCGTGTGCAGCAATAGTTGAGCAGTTACGTCGTCTGCCAAAACCAACGTCGGCACCTGCTTCAGTGGAGATCGTGTTGTTTCCTCCTGATAACAGGATCCGCGATCTGGACAACTATAACAAGGCACTGTTTGACGCCCTGACACACGCGGGTGTGTGGGAAGACGACAGCCAGGTGAAAAGAATGCTGGTGGAGTGGGGACCGGTTATCCCGGAAGGGAAGGTCGAGATCACTATCAGTAAGTACGAGAAAACGGCGGGTGCAGCCGCCTGATTAAGAGGAGAAACGAAGTATGAATAATCTGATGGTCATTGATGGTATTGAAGTTCGTCGTGATGCTTATGGGCGTTACAGCCTGAACGATCTGCATCGCGCAGCAGTAGCATCTGGTGCAAATGCCAGAACCAAGGAGCCAGGAAAGTTTCTTTCCAGCCAACAAACTGTTGAGCTTGTTCATGAATTGACCAACACCCAGAATTTGGGTGTTGACCCGGTGAGTGTGATTCATGGGGGAAATGAACGGGGAACGTATGTCTGTAAGGAACTGGTGTATGCCTATGCAATGTGGATCAGCCCGTCATTCCATCTGAAGGTGATCCGTACTTTCGACATGGTAACCAGCGCACCGGAAAAATTATCCGGGCAGGCTGCTGACAAGATGCAGGCTGGTGTGATTCTGCTGGACTTTATGCGTCGGGAGTTAAACCTGTCTAACTCATCTGTGCTTGGTGCCTGTCAGAAACTCCAGGAGGCTGTTGGCTTACCGAATCTGGCACCGCGCTATGCCATTGATGCTCCTGCTGACGCGCCTGATGGCTCAAGTCGCCCCACGCTGTCGCTGAGTGCACTGCTGAAGCAATATGGTATCCGCCTGACGGCTAATCAGGCATATCACCAGATGGCGAAGCTGGGGATCGTTGAACAACGCGAACGATACAGCCGTATCGCGATTAACAACATCAAAAAATTCTGGTCGCTGACGGCGAAAGGCTGCATGTTCGGCAAGAACATCACCAGTCCTGCAAATCCGCGCGAGACGCAGCCGCATTTCTTCGAATCCCGATTCCCTGAGCTGTTAAAGCTGCTCGATACCGTTCACTGATGGGAGGCGTGGAGCATGAGAATTACACCACCCCATCTGCAGCCAGTTTTATCCAGGGTTAAACGTTTTGTTGAACGAATGCCGGAAGGCGCAACACTGACCCAGATATCACAGAAAGTGCAGGCGTACAGTCTGCTGAATAAAAGGGATAAGGAGATACTCATTGGCATTATCCGCGACAGTGGACTTCTGGTCGTTGCGAATGATGGAAGAACTACAACGTTACATCATCCTAAATTTGGACATCAGGCAGTAAATAGTGAAATACCAGTAAAAACAGAGGACCCCGTTGTGATTAAAAAGACCGTTACTCCGGATGAATTACGCAGGCATGCTGAGGAGCTGATCAGGGCTGCGGAAGAAGCAGAGAAGAAATTTAATGATCGTGCGGAAATTAAAAAGCAACTGGATCCTCTGAGACTGGAAATCCTCCAGGCGTATGGAATGGCAAGTCGTAAATTTGATGAGTTTGTTGATGCTATGGCGGATATGGGGAAAGCGGTACAGAAACTGAAACAGATTGTGCTGTGAGGTTCTACGTTGAGAGCACTACTGACCCCTGAAATTGCCCCGCGTATGGGGATCGTATTGTTCAGGCCAGGTTCAGAGCTGATGCCCTTGTTTATGCAGGGGCGTGTCCTGCTGGAGCCTGAGCCGGAACGTTATTCATCTTTCGCCAGTGGTGCCGTTCCGGCGGCATCACAACCGCTGGCGGATGATCCTGTCGTTCGGGCCGTGTTCCGCAATGAGGCAGTGATCCGTCGTGCTGGTGGCGTGGAATGCCTTGAAAGCTGGTTACTTCGTGAAAAGGGCTGTCAGTGGCCTCATTCCGACTGGCACAGCGAGAACATGACCACAATGCGACACGCGCCGGGCGCAATCCGTCTGTGCTGGCACTGCGATAACCAGCTGCGTGATCAGTTCACGGAACGGCTGGAGTCAATGGCAACGGATAACTGTGCCCGCTGGGTGTTGTCTGTCGTGCGTCGGGATCTCGGTTTTGATGACAGTCACGTTGTGACAATGCCGGAACTGTGCTGGTGGCTGATTCGTAATGACCTGGCGGATGCCTTACCGGAAAGTGCAGCCCGTAAGGCACTGAGATTACCGAAGCCTGTTGTGCCGTCTGTCACCCGGGAAAGTGACCTTGTGCCTTCGGTTCCTGCCACCAGCATCATCCAGGATAAAGCGAAAAAGGTGCTGGCGCTGAAAGTGGATCCGGAGTCGCCGGAGTCTTTTATGTTACGCCCAAAACGTCGCCGCTGGGTTAATGAAAAGTACACGCGCTGGGTTAAGACACAGCCGTGTGCATGTTGTGGAAAGCCCGCTGATGATCCCCACCACCTGATAGGCCACGGTCAGTGTGGAATGGGTACAAAAGCGCATGACCTTTTTGTGTTGCCTTTGTGCAGAAAGCATCACGACGAGCTGCATGCGGATACCGTGGCATTTGAAGAGAAGTATGGCTCTCAGCTGGAGCTGATATTTCGTTTTATCGATCGTGCGCTGGCAATTGGCGTACTGGCGTAAGTGGAGAACGAGCATGAACCTTGAAGCCTTACCGAAATATTACTCCCCGAAATCTCCAAAACTGAGCGATGACGCACCGGCGACAGGCTCTGGTGGTTTAACAATTACGGATGTGATGGCTGCGCAGGGGATGGTGCAGTCAAAAGCACCGCTTGGGTTTGCTTTATTCCTGGCAAAAGTTGGTGTTCAGGATCCTCAGTTTGCGATTGAAGGTCTGCTCAATTACGCGATGGCACTGGATAACCCGACATTGAATAAATTGAGTGAAGAAACCCGGCTACAGATCATTCCTTACCTTGTGAATTTTGCCTTTGCTGATTATTCCAGGTCTGCGGCAAGTAAGGCTCGCTGTGAGCATTGTGCTGGTACTGGATTTCATAATGTATTGCGCGAGGTGGTGAAACACTCCAGAAGCGGGGAATCTGTTATTAAGGAAGAGTGGGTGAAGGAACTATGTCAGCATTGTCATGGTAAGGGAGAAGTCAGCACAGCATGCAGAGGGTGCAAGGGTAAAGGTATTGTCCTGGATGAAAAAAGAACCCGGCTTCATGGCACGCCTGTTTATAAGGTTTGTGGGCGTTGCAATGGAAACCGGTTTAGCCGTTTACCAACCACACTGGCGCGGCTTCATGTCCAGAAGCTGGTACCAGACCTGACGGATTATCAGTGGTACAAAGGATATGCAGATGTCATTGATAAACTGGTTACAAAGTGCTGGCAGGAAGAAGCATATGCAGAGATACAATTGAGAAAGGTGACAAGATAAATGGTTTTCGCCGAAGATGACGACATGATGCTTGCATTTTTCAAAAAATATGGATAAGATTTTCCCAACGATGGGCTTTGTATGTCTACCGTTGATAAGATTTAAGAACCCGCCGATGCGCGGGTTTTTTTGTACCCAGAATCCTGTGAGCTATACGGAAAGTACACAGAAAGGAAGGTGCGACCACAATTAATAACAAAATCTTAAAAATTGCACATGGCACTATTAGTTTTCTAAATATTGTGTATTTTTTGTATTGCAGGATGACCCTGTAACGAAGTTTGCGTAACAGCATTTTGCTCTACGAGTTTGCCAGCCTCCCCCAGTGGCTGGCTTTTTTATGTCTGTAGCGTCAAAGCAGCAATGTCGCTGGGGCGTCGTGCAATTGGCGTTGAGCTGGAGAGCGGGCGTTTTGAGCAGACGGTCAGGGAAGTTCAGAATGTAGTCAGTCAGAACGGATGATATTGCAGAATTAGTTACGTACCGTTATTATCCTGCGCCCGGCCCTTTAGCTCAGTGGTGAGAGCGAGCGACTCATAATCGCCAGGTCGCTGGTTCAAATCCAGCAAGGGCCACCATATCACATACCGCCATTAGCTCATCGGGACAGAGCGCCAGCCTTCGAAGCTGGCTGTGCGGGGTTCAAGTCCCCGATGGCAGTCCATTATCAGCATCATGCGTTGTTAGCTCAGCCAGACAGAGCAATTGCCTTCTAAGCAATCGGTCACTGGTTCGAATCCAGTACAACGCGCCACACCACACTTATCTGCCCTGACTCTCTTTTGCGGGCTTTTTATTACAGGAAAGACACCGGACAGTGAAATGTTAAATGCCTCACAATTCAGGTAGTTGACTGTTGCCTGACATGCTGAGCGTTTGTTAAAAAAATCCTGCATGATGAATCCCCCTGGGCGGCGGGGCATAATGACAGATGTTTGGTTGCGTATTGTATAGGCAAGTTGCGGATTCTGTCTGGTCATTGCAGAATTCACCGGGAGGCACCCGGCATCATGCTGTATACAGAGATTAGGCATATATCCAGGCTCCTCATCGCAGGAGCCTTTTTACATGCAAAAAAAGCCCGAGTAGGTTCGGGCAACAGCATGAGATACTTGCATTGTCATTTTTATCGTGTGGATTTTAACCAGGGTTTATAAGGCTGCGCAACTGCGCGGCCTTTTTCGTATTGCGGGCTGTAGTCTTCCTTCTGTCATTGTCCTGTAACTTCCGGACTTCAGCCCGCCCCTTATCTGACTCACAACATTATCCCGGCCGGGAGGATTCATGGCATTTAAACACTATGACGTGGTCAGGGCGGCGTCGCCGTCAGACCTTGCGGATGCGCTTGCTCAAAAAATTCGTGAAGGATGGCAGCCATACGGCGGGCCGTTTTCTTCGTATACGGATGATGGCGCAGCACTTATTCAGGCGATTGTCGCAGAAGGTGATGTGAGCACACCTGTTGTGGTGAAGCCGTCGGATGGAGAAGGCACAGTAATCAGCGCCACCAGAGACCCGGAGTATTACTTTGTTGTGGTTCTGGCGGGGCAGTCAAACGGCATGGCATATGGTGAAGGCCTTCCGCTGCCGGAGACATA